CATTCCATTCAATCAAATTTTGATTACGGATGAGGGAAACAGAGCTAGAAGAAACGAACCTATTCCTTCTAGTGAACGTATCACCCGAATTAAAAATTCATTTGCGCCTGGAGTTCATGTATCTGAATTCCTTCCGGCAGTTGTCAAACGAAATGTCGATTCATCAGAACCTTTACAATGGGAGTTGTTGTATGGTGTAGGACGGACATGGACATTTCAATATGAAATGGGAGTTAAGGGATACTGGTTCAATCCAATCTCAGCAACTGATACAGACCTTGAGTGGGTTTGTTTGAATGAGAATGAAGAACTGGAAAAAACTCCGAACAAAGAGAAGGATGTGGTTCAATCCCTAATACGAATGGTTCAGAATAAAGCCATTCCTTCTTCTCAAAAGAAGATTGACGAAGCAATTCGTAAAAATCTTCCATATCGTAGGTCAGATTCTAGAAATAGAATTGTAGCTCAAGTGTGTGAAGGCGCTGGTGTTCCACGACTTTATTATACCTATACTGAAGGTACTGCTTGGAAGTGGATTAGGAAAAATTCTGCTATTGATTGGGTGATTGGTGGTAAGTGGGATGTCAAAGCCCAAGCGTATGGTCACTTGGTCAAGGCAGGAACAGTCCAGCATTTCTTTCATAAAGGAATTATGAAGTATGCAGAGACAGGAAAACCATCTTATGCTATTTTGCATTATGAACTTCCAACAGAAAACAGTACACTTTCCATGAAACAACAAGCTCAATATGAAATTGTTGAACGATATCATGATGCATACACCAAACTTGGTATGGATACACGTTCTTTTCTTACCATTAAAGGTGCAATGCCTCAGGATAAACAAAAACATAATTGGAAGTATCTAGTTTCATGGCCTACAGCTTCAGCCATTAATAAAATGTTGAAAATCGCAGCATGAGTCAATACAGTCCATTTGACTATGTTAAGTCCATCAACGAGTCGAAAGACCAGTTGATGGATTCCCCCGATGAAATGTGGGAGAAGAAATACTCCCCTTTCATCGTCAATAAAGCCCTTTATCCATTCCCAGATACAGTTCTTTTGGTGAATGAGATGAATCAATGTCATTACCTAGACAACCGCCTTCAGTTTGATTTCCTTCTAAATAGTATTAGACCAAGAAAACGCTATGCGCCTTGGTTGAAAGCTTCTAAAATTGATAATTTAGAATTAGTAAAGGAATACTTTGGATATAGTGATCAAAAAGCAAGGGATGCACTTAAAATCCTTTCAGATGATGACTTAGAATATATCCAAGACAAACTGAATAAAGGTGGATATGGAAAGTGAATTGAATTGGACTCCAGAAAATATGCTGGAGGTATCTCTCAAGGAGCCTGATGACTTTTTAAAGGTACGAGAGACTTTATCAAGAATTGGTGTTGCATCGAGAAAAGAAAGAAAACTATATCAGTCCTGTCATCTCCTTCACAAGAAGGGGAAGTACTATGTTGTACATTTCAAGGAACTATTTGCACTTGATGGTAAGAAATCAAGTCTAACTGATAATGATATAGAAAGACGAAACACAATCGCTGGTCTTTTGAGTGATTGGGGTCTTGTCTCTCTTGTAGGCGAAGCAGAACCTAAGGCTCCCTTGAGTCAAATTAAGGTTCTCTCATTCCAAGATAAGGATGAGTGGATTCTTGAAACAAAATACAACATAGGAAAAAAGAAGGATGAGTGATATCAAATTAGTGAAACTAAAGTCTGGCGAGGAACTAATCGGTGATGTTACAGTAGTGGGAGACTCTGTTACCATCGCCAATCCTTGCCAGATTATCCCCACACAGGATGGTCTAGGGTTTGCTCCCTGGCCTCCTTTTTCCAAAAACAACAACGTAACAGTAACCAAGGATTGGACTATCTGTATTACTGAACCAATTGACCAAGCTCGGGATGCATGGAACAGTAAATATGGCTCTGGTATCGTATTGCCAAATATGCAACTGAATGGATAAAAGTCTTGACTTTTTCAAATTGAGGAGATATACTATATGATGAAACTTGGAGATATATGGATTTTTATACGAATGTAACCAACTTTGGAAATACTGTTCTTGTTCGTGGTGTCAAGAATGGTCAACGTGTCGCAGAACGCCACAAGTTTGAACCTACCCTATTTGTCCCATCTAAAAAACCAACCGAATACAAAACTCTAGATGACCGATTTTTGATTCCTGTCAAACATCAGTCTATATCTGAAGCTAAGGATTTTGTCGAAGCATACAAAGACCAGCCTGGAATGGTCTATGGTATGACTCGTTGGCAGTTTCAATACATTTCTGACAACTGGAGAGATGAAGTCAAATGGAATCTCAATGATATTCTGATTGTCACGATTGATATTGAGGTTGAGTCTGAGAGTGGATTTCCTAAAGTTGAAGATGCAAAGGAACCTCTTCTTGCTATTACTGTCAAGAATCATCAGTCCAAAAAGATTGTAGTATTTGGTGTGGGTGAGTACAAGAACAGTCGTGATGATGTTCATTATATCAAGTGTGATGATGAGGATGAACTCATCAAAAGATTTCTTGTATTCTGGGAAGATACCAAACCAGATGTCATTACTGGATGGAACTCAAAGTTCTATGATTTACCTTATCTGATTCATCGTATTCAAACTCGTTTTGGTGAGAAGGAAATCAAAAGACTTTCTGTCTGGAAATCCGTATTCAAAGATTCAATCTACATAGCTGGTCGGGAACATATCTGTTACGAAATCAAGGGTCTTGAACAACTTGATTATCTGGACCTCTACAAAAAGTTCACCTACTCAGCTCAAGAGAGTTATAGGTTGGACCATATTGCATTTGTGGAACTTGGTGAACAAAAGGAAAAGAATCCTTTCAATACATTCAGAGAGTGGTATCAAAAAGATTATCAATCTTTTATTGACTACAACATACAGGATGTGGAGTTGGTCGATAAACTTGAAGACAAGATGAGATTGATTGATTTGATTCTCACTATGGCGTACAGTGCAAAGTGTAATTACGGAGATGTCTTTTCTCAAGTGAGAATGTGGGATGTTATAATGTACAACTATTTGAGGGACAAGAATATTCAGATTCCCTTGATTGTTCGCAGAGATAAACAAGAAGCTTATGCTGGTGCATATGTCAAAGACCCACAAGTGGGTTTGCATAAATGGGTGGTGAGTTTTGACTTGAACAGTCTATATCCTCATCTGATTATGCAGTACAACATTTCACCAGAGACAATTGTTGGTATGACTGAGCAATCTACAAGTGTGGATGCTATGTTGGACAAGTCATTTGATACTGATTTTCTCAAAACTGATAATCATACTCTGTCTCCAAATGGTGCTTTGTTTTCCAGAAAGAAACATGGATTTCTTCCTGAACTTCTTTTCAAGATGTACAATGAACGTAAGGTTGAGAAGAAGTTGATGTTGCAAGCTCAACAGGAGTATGAGAACACAAAGAATCCAGAGTTACTAAAGAAAATATCGAGACATGGTAACAAACAAATGGCACTCAAGATTGCACTCAACTCAGCCTATGGTGCAATCGGAAATCAATACTTTCGATTCTACGATATTCGTATTGCTGAAGCTGTAACCTATGGTGGTCAGTTGTCGATTCGTTGGATTGAAAAATCACTTAATAAACATCTCAATGAATTACTACAAACTAATGACGTTGATTATGTTCTCGCTTCTGATACTGACTCTGTTTATATCACGTTTGACTCATTGATTCAAAAATTCAATCCCAAAGACCCTGTAAAGTTTCTGGACACTATTTGTACAGAAAAACTAGAACCATTTATTGATGGTGAGTATCAGAAACTTGCTGGGTATGTCAATGCATATGAACAGAAGATGTTCATGAAACGAGAGGTAATTGCAGACAAGGGTATCTGGACTGCAAAGAAGAGATATATTCTGAATGTACACAATTCAGAGGGTGTGCAGTATGCAGAACCCAAACTGAAAATGATGGGTATCGAAGCGGTTAAGTCTTCAACTCCTCAAGTTTGTCGAGATAAGATTAAGGACTCTCTCAAAGTTATTATGAATGGCTCTGAGAAAGACCTTAACGAATTTATTCAAGAGTTCCGTAAAGAGTGGATGGAGATGGAGGCGGAACTCATTGCATTTCCTAGAACGTGTAATGGACTTGGTAAGTGGAAACAGTCTGGTTGTATTTTCAAGAAGGGTACACCAATGCACGTAAAAGGAGCGTTGATGTATAATCATCAACTCAAGGACAAAGACCTTGAAAACAGATATCCAGAGATTTTGGATGGTGAGAAAATCAAGTTCGTTCATCTCAAGAATCCAAATCCT